TTTTGGCACCTTGTTTAATGCTATTAGTATTCGACATGATGATAAATCAGGTAATACTTATAGTGAATTAAAAGTTCCCTTGGCATACGGACCTTCACAAAAATTCTTAGCAAGACTCGAACAACAGGCAGATTTAAATAAACCAGTCGGAATCACTCTTCCTCGAATGTCTTTTGAGATGAATAATGTTTCATATGATTCATCAAGAAAAACTGGAATTACTCAAACATTTAAAGCATCAGATGGTAATAATGTAAAAAAAGTTTTTATGCCAGTTCCATATAATATTGGATTTGAATTAAATATACTTGCAAAATTAAATGATGATGCTCTACAAATTATTGAACAGATATTACCATATTTTCAACCATCATTCAATCTTACAGTTGATTTAGTTAAATCCATTGGAGAAAAAAGAGATATACCAATTGTTCTAGACAGTATTAATTTTCAAGACGATTATGAGGGAGATTTTTCAACAAGAAGAGCACTAATATATACATTAGGATTTACGGCAAAGACCTATCTATTTGGTCCTGTTGCAGAGTCCTCTGAAGGTCTTATCAAGAAAGTTCAAGTTGATTATGCTGCTGATACTGACGTTCGAAATGCAAAACGAGAAGTCAGATACACTGTAACACCTGACCCAGTGGATGCTGGACCAGATGATGATTTTGGATTTAGTGAAACAACTTCATTCTTTTCTGATTCTAAATCTTACAGTCCTACAAGGCAAACTGATATCTAATGGATAATTTCAAATCTATTGACAAAACTTTAAATATCAACTCTGAAGTTGTACCTACACCTGAAGATGTTGTTGCTAAGAAGGGTCAACTTAAAAAAGTTGAAAATCATGATATCAGTAAAGATTATGATTACACAAGAGGTAATTTATATTCATTAATCGAAAAAGGACAGGAAGCAATTAATGGAATTATGGAAGTTGCTGGTGAAACTGCGAGTCCAAGGGCATATGAAGTTGCAGGTCAATTAATTAAATCAGTGGCAGATACGACTGACAAACTTATGGACTTACAGAAAAAAGTTAAAGAAGTTGAAGAAGATGCAAATAAAACTACAAATAATGTCACAAATAATGCCTTGTTTGTTGGTTCAACATCTGAGTTGTCAAAAATGCTGAAGCAAGGAATTCTAAATAATAAAGAGGCATCGAACCCTAAGAATGAAAAAGTGTAAATCTGGATACTATTATTGTTACACTGATAAGAAGTGTAAACCTATTCCTCGTGGATATCATGTAGGTGGTAGAGGTTTATTAGAACCTGATGATGATAGTAAAAAGAGTAATGGAAAGAATGGTAATGGTAGCAATGGCAGTAATGCTAATGGTAATGGTGGTAACGGAAATGGCAGTGGCAATGGTGGAAACGGTGGTGGTAATGGAGGAGGAATGAGTGAGGGAACATTACATAAATGGTTCAAAGGTTCTAAATCCAAAGATGGTAAAGGTGGTTGGGTCAACGTAGTCACAGGTGGAACCTGTGCGAGTGATGAACCTGGTGAAGGAACACCTAAATGTGTATCGTCCTCAAAAAGAGCAAGTATGACAAAGGCAGAAAGATTATCTGCTGCACGTCGTAAGAAAAAGGCAGATCCTGGCCAACAACAAAAATCTGGTGCTGCAAAACCAACATACGTATCAACTGATAGTCCAAGGAAAAAGAAAATGAAAAAAGAATCTTCTGATTGGAGAAATGAAATGGAACTTACTGAAGCAGATAAGAAAGGTAAGGGTAGTGGTTCTAAAGATGCCTGTTATCATAAGGTTAAGTCAAGATATTCTGTATGGCCGAGTGCGTATGCATCAGGTGCATTAGTTAAGTGTCGTAAAGTCGGTGCTGCAAATTGGGGTAATAGTAGTAAGAAAGAAGAGTTTGAACCAACTGGTATTTCATTCCAACAATTCTCAGAAAAATGTTGGAAGGGATATGAAAAGAAAGGTATGAAGACAATGTTTGGTAAGAGGTATCCAAACTGCGTAAAAAAGGAGCAAGTTGAAAGAGATGAGTATGGTGACCCGATGGGTGGACCAAAGATATCAGATAAACAGAAAAAGAAAAATTTAGTAAAGAACGAACCAGACAAGCAACATACTACAGATACTTCTGAAGGAATGGCATATGGAATCACTAGAGGATCAGGTAAACCATCAGGTCAGATGGCAGCATTTGGAAAAGAAAAGAAAAAAGAAAATCCTTATTCCCTAAAGAATAAGTTAAAGATGGTGATTAAAAGTGTTGCTGAAAAGGAAAGAGCAAAGGCGGGTGTGACAAAAGAGGATGTCATACCAGAGGCAAAGTATGAAGCAGGTGCTTCAACTTATGGTAAAGCAACAATTAGAAATAAAAGAAAGTTTGGAACATCTGGTGAAATGCCTGATATTATGACTGGAAAGAAAATTACAAAAGATGCTACAAGAGGTGAATTAATTTCTAAGAGAAGAGAAGAGCACAAGGCAAAACGTGGTGTAAAAGAAGAAGTTGGTATTGCCACTCATTCTATGATGATGAAAGATAATGCAAAGAAAGAGGCAATGCTTAGAAAGAAGGAGCAGGATGCTGTCGCAAAAAAGATGAAAAAAGAGGAGACAGTAACTTTACAGGATGCAGATGGAAATGATTTTGTAGAAGTTATTGATATTATCTCAGCAAAAAAAGTTCAATCTGATTGGAGAAGTGAACTCAGTGAAGATGATATGAAAGGTATGAGTGTCAAGTCAGGACATAAAAGACCTACAAAGAGTGGTGCTGGAATGACACAAAAAGGTGTTGAAGCATATCGTCGTAGAAATCCTGGTTCTAAATTAAAGACTGCAGTGACTACAGAACCATCTAAATTAAAGAAAGGTTCGAAGGATGCAAATCGTAGAAAGAGTTATTGTGCTCGAAGTGCAGGTCAAATGAAGAAATTTCCAAAGGCAGCAAAAGATCCAGATAGTAGATTAAGGCAAGCACGTCGTCGTTGGAATTGCTGATAAGTTATGGTTGATAATGTATATCTTGGTAATCCAAATTTAAAAAAAGCAAATACTCCTCATGAATTTACAGAGGAGCAGGTCATTGAATTTATTAAATGTAAAAATGACCCAGTTTATTTTGCAAGAAATTATATTAAAATTGTTTCTCTTGATGAGGGACTAACACAATTTCATCCATATGATTTCCAAGAAACTTTAATTAAAAGGTTTCATGAAAACCGTTTCAACATATGTAAGATGCCTCGGCAGACGGGTAAATCTACTACATCTGTATCATATCTTTTACATTATGCTGTTTTCAACGATAGTACAAACATTGGTATTCTTGCAAACAAAGCAGCAACTGCTCGTGATTTATTAGGTAGATTGCAGACTGCATATGAGAATTTACCTAAATGGATGCAACAGGGTATTATATCTTGGAATAAAGGATCACTGGAGTTAGAAAATGGATCAAAAATACTGGCAGCATCTACCTCTGCATCTGCAGTTCGAGGTATGTCTTTCAACGTTCTTTTTTTGGATGAGTTTGCCTTTGTTCCTAACCATATTGCTGACTCATTCTTTGCCTCAGTATATCCTACTATCACTTCTGGTAAAAACACCAAAGTCATAATGGTTTCAACCCCTCACGGGATGAACCATTTTTACAGATATTGGCATGATGCTGAGAGAGGTAGAAATGAATATGTTACAACGGATGTTCACTGGTCGGAAGTTCCTGGTAGAGATGATGTTTGGAAACAACAAACAATTGCCAATACATCAGAACAACAATTTAAAGTTGAGTTTGAATGTGAATTTCTTGGATCAGTTAATACTTTAATAAATCCTGCCATACTGAAAAATATGGTATATGATTCTCCAATTACAAAAAATGCAGGATTAGATATTTACGAAGAACCAATAAAAGAACATAATTATATTATTACAGTTGACGTAGCTCGTGGGTTAGGAAACGATTATTCTGCATTTATAGTTTTTGATGTCACGCAGTTCCCCTATAAAGTTGTAGGAAAATATCGAAACAATGAAGTCAAACCTATGCTGTTTCCAAATGTAATATTTGATGTTGCAAAGGGATACAATAACGCATACTTATTAGTTGAAGTTAATGATATTGGTGATCAGGTTGCAAGTATTCTCCAATTTGATCTTGAATATGAAAACCTACTTATGGCATCTATGAGGGGAAGAGCAGGTCAAGTGGTTGGACAAGGATTTTCAGGAAAGAAGACACAATTAGGTGTTAGAACAACTGCAGCAGTTAAAAAATTGGGTTGCAGTAATCTTAAAACAATGATTGAAGATAATAAATTGTTGACATGTGATTATGAAATCATATCAGAATTGACTACATTTGCACAAAAACATAATTCATTTGAAGCAGAGGAAGGATGTAATGATGATTTAGCAATGTGTTTAGTATTATTTGCATGGTTAGTTGCACAAGATTATTTTAAAGAAATGACAGATAATGATATCAGAAAAAGATTATATGAAGAACAAAGAAATCAAATTGAACAAGATATGGCACCTTTTGGATTTATAAATGATGGGTTAGATGATGAAAGTTTTGTTGATAAAGATGGAGATTTATGGCATACTGATGAATATGGTGATCGATCTTATATGTGGGATTATCGGTGATGGAATTTGACACACAAATAGAATTAGAACATTTACTATTCTCAGAGAGAAAATGTAGAGTGTGTGGCAAAGTAAAAAATTTAATTGAAGATTATTATTTGACAAGAAAACACAAAGGAACTTTACCGTCAGCATATTCTTATGAATGTAAAACTTGTACTGTAAAAAGAATTACAAAAAGAAGAAAAATTAAAATTTTAAAAGAAGATATATATCCAGACTGGTGATGTTCACGTATTGTTTCCCCGTCGTAAATACCCTTTTTCCTAAATATTTTTAGATAAATTTGAATTACAAGGAGTAAGGGATGGCCTTAAATTTAGCATCTCCAGGTATACTAATAAGAGAAGTCGATCTTACGATTGGAAGAATCGATGGGACAACAGGTAAAGTCGGTGGAATCGTTGGATCTTTTGAAAAAGGACCTGTCGGTGAACCAACTCCTATTACGGGAGAAAATGACTTGTTTGATCAGTTTGGTAAACCATACGATACAGATAAGCAATACGAAACATGGATGGTGGCATCTTCATACTTATCGTATGGAGGAAGTTTAAGTGTTATTAGAGCAGATGATACTGATCTTAAAAATGGTTATGTGGGATCTGCATCAAGTGTAAAAATCAAAAGCACTCAACACTATCAGGAATTAGGGTATCAGGAAAATACTCTTACAGATGTTACTGTTGCTGCAAAAAATCCTGGCACATGGTCGAATGGAATTAAAGTTGCCATAATTGATGGTGCAGCAGATCAAGTTCTAGGAGTTGATACAGTTGGTTTTGCTAGTACAATAGCAGTTGGTATGGGTATAACACAAGCAGTTCCTGCTAATACAGTTATATCAGGGATTGGTAGTACTAGTGTATTGGATGGTCACTTTAAAGGTATTGTTACTGCAAAGGGAACAGGAACTATTGATGTTAAATTCTTAAGTCATGTTTCTGCTGCAAATACTGAAACTGCACAAGACTTTAACAGCATTTACAAATTTGGAACTGAAGGAAACATATCAATATCTGGTAGTGGTACTACATCTGTTACTTCTGTAGTAGACTGGTTTGATCAACAAACCTATGATGTTACTACTGCTTCAGTTGGAGGAGGAACAACAATTACGACTGCTAAGTGGAATGCGGTTGCCGATAAACCAGGTACATCTGAATATGCTGCTGCTAGAGGTGGTAGATTTGATGAAGTTCATGTTTTAGTCATTGACGCAAAAGGAACTATTTCAGGAAATGCAGGAACAATTCTTGAAAAACATCTTAACTTATCAAAAGCAAAAGATGCAGAATTCTCAGTTGGATCACCATCTTACTGGAGAAAGTATCTTTACACAAACTCCGAAAACTTATTTGGTTTAAATGGTTCAATAATTGGTGTTACAACAACTGGATTTAGTGCAGACTTCACTAAGTTTGGTGATGGTGGATGGGATCAGGATGCAGAAGGAATTATTTTCAATAGTTGTGGAGCAACTAATTTAACATTAGCAGGTGGACTTAACTACGGTGGAATTAGTACAATTACAACAGCAGGTGCACTTAACTCTGGTTTAGGTGATTTGATTACAGGATACCAAACATTTGAGAATGATACAATCAATAATGTTGATTTCTTACTTATGGGTGGTGGTCATCTTGGTAAGGATAGCACAAGACAATTAGCAACAACAATGATTTCTGTTGCAGAGGTTAGACAGGATGCTGTTGCATTCATCTCACCATCAAGAGATACTATCTTATCAGATACAACAGACCAGTCAGAAGTTACTGTTAGGAGTGATGAGGATATTACCACAAATGTGATTGAGTTTTATGACACAATTACATCATCAACCTTCGGAGTATTTGACAGTGGGTACAAATACATGTATGATAGGTTTAATGAAGTGTTCCGTTATGTTCCATTAAATGGAGACATTGCGGGAACATGTGCAAGAAACGACATTAACGATTTCCCTTGGTTCTCACCAGCAGGTACAGACAGAGGAGCAATCTTAAATGCAGTTAAACTTCCATACAATCCAACTAAATTACAGAGAGATAAACTTTATTCAAATCGAATAAACCCAGTAATCAATTCACCTGGTGCTGGAATTATCTTATTCGGTGATAAAACTGCTTTCGCAAAGGCATCAGCATTTGATAGAATCAATGTTCGCAGATTATTCATCTACCTTGAGCAAGGTATTGCAGCTGCTGCCAAAGATCAGTTATTCGAATTCAACGATGAGATCACAAGGGCAAACTTTGTGAACATTGTTGAACCTTTCCTAAGAGATGTTCAATCCAAGAGAGGTATTCAAGATTC